CTCGGTAGTAGAGAGGTCTTTGAAGCTCTTGTTGGCAGGTTCGGCGTTCCCGAGAAGGCTCGGGTTATAAAGAGAACTTCTGACATCACCCTCAACTTCAAGCGCCACTTGTTTAAGGAGCAGCTTGATTTCATCAATGATCCGTCCAAAAGGAAAGCTGCACTGTGCACCCGTCGTGCTGGCAAGTCATTTGCTGTCTCGAGGTATCTTATCCAAGAGGCACTAGATAACCCTGAAACCTTGTGCGTCTATATTGCCAGGACAAGAGAAGCCGCGAAGCGGATTCTGTGGAACATGCTCAAGCAGGCTGATAAGCAATATCGGCTTGGATTAAAATTCAACAATGCCGCTCTGATAGCCAAATTCCCCAACGGCTCGGAGATTATCTTCACAGGCGCAAATGACGCCTCTGATGTAGATAAGTTACGCGGTGCGGCATTTTCGTTGGCGGTTCTCGATGAAGCCGCCTTCTTTAATATTAACGTCAAGGAATTGGTCCGTGACGTACTCGGCCCCGCGCTGTTAGATTCCGACGGAACTCTAGCAATGATCAGCACCCCCAATGAACTGTGCGCGGGGTTTTTTTACGAAATCACTGAGCTTGAGAAATACGGCTACTCAACTCACAAATGGTCTATCAAGGACAATCCCTATATGACGCAGGCCGTCAAAGCTATCGAGCGTGATGTTAGGGCGGGAATTCTTGATCCGACAGAGCCAGCCTACAAGCGAGAGTATGAGGGTCTTTGGGTCAAGGACGATAGATCTATAGTTTACAAATACTCAGACGCGAATCTCTACACAGAGTTGCCGGAAAACTCTTTCTGGGAATACATCATGGGTATAGATTTAGGCTATCACGACCCTACGGCTTTCATTGTGGCGGCCTACTCTGATGATTACGAAGAGCTGTTTGTCATCGAGCAGTTTAAGAAATCCAATATGCTAACCTCTGATGTTGAGGATGTTATTAAGGAATTTCAGTCAAGGTATAACTTTAGCAAGATAGTGATGGATACTGGCGGTGGCGCTAGTCGAATGGTCTTGGAGACCTTCAAAGACAGAACATCACTTCCGATTGAGCCTGCCAAGAAAAGCGGTGACAAACTTGGACTTATAAAGCTAATGAATTCAGATCTGGCAAGAGGCTTGATCAAGATTAAAGAAGACTCAGAACTTCTTACCGAGTGGGATAAGTTACAGTATAATCTTGCCGGTACAGCAGAAGATAAGCGGTTTGATAACCACTTGAGCGATGCGGCGCTATATACCTGGATGGAATCTCGACACTTTCTTTACGAGGAAAAAACCGTTCCACCTGCTCATGGAACCCAGGAATATTACAAGCAACTAGAAGACAAGATAGAAGAAAGACTACTAAGAGAGCAGGAAACAGAGGGTAGTTTTGACGAGGACCTATGGGGCGTTGGATATTCAAACTCTGACGCTTTCTATAATTAAACCAAATAGTTAAGTAGCAAGGATTAGTAACATGGCGCAAGACCCTAGAAAATTACGGAAGCTTTTAGACATTTTAACACAGTACGGGGTGACCAAATACAGGGCGGAAGACGTGGAGATTGAGCTAGAGAGTCCGGTAGCTTTAGCGCAAAACTTGTACGCTTCTGACCAGGATAATACACTTTCGGTTGCAAATGCTGAGTTTTCGATAGATAATTACGATAAAGCGCAACCAACCGACATTAAAAACGCTGGAAACAGTAACGCAGAACCAGAAGGCTATATGGGCTATTCTGACGATGAAATCCTTAATTGGAGTGCTGGCTGATTATGTATGGAATATTTGATGACGTTTTCTGGTGGCAAAGCAAGAAAGATCCTCATCTTGCGATAGATAAGTATATTACTGTTCTGCGGGATGACCAGCATGACTTCTATAATGACCTAAGTACGTTTGTAGGTCTGTATGGTGGTCAGCCTCTTAATAATTCAGAAGATGCGTTCCGGTACAGGAACAATAGGCCCCGCTTAACGTTCAATATCATTCACTCCCTTTGCCAAGCTGCAACTGCAAAGATAGCAAAGCATCGTCCAGGGATCTCTTTTCTCACCTCCGGTGGCGATTGGTCGCAAAGGCGGAAAGCCAAAAACCTCGATAAATTTATGCAGGGTCAGATCTATTCGACTAAAGCATACAGTATTGCGCAAAAGGCATTCCTCGATGCGTGTATTGTAGGGACCGGAGTTATCAAGGTCTTCATGGAGCATGGGAAAACTAAACTAGAAAGAGTTCCGCTTGTAGAGCTTACTATTGATGGAGCTGAGTCTGGTACATCAGACCCAAGACAGGTATTTCAGACAAAGCTAGTCTCTCGTCATGTGTTGGCTGCAAAATTCCCAAAGCACAAAAAAGTGATACTTGAGGCAACTGAGGACTTCCAGGACGAAAATGGCGAGGAAAAAAAGTATTCTGACCTCATTAAGTGCCATGAAGCTTGGCATCTGCCATCCGGTCCAGAGTCAAAAGATGGTAGGCACATTATATCAATCGCAAATGCAACTCTTTTAGACGAGCAGTATGATAGAGATTATTTCCCGTTTGCCTTTATTCGCTGGACTGAATCCCCTGTTTCATTTTGGGGCAATGGCTTAGCCCGCGAGGTAAAGGGTATTCAGGTTGAAATCAACAAGCTACTTGCTCAAATCCAGCAGCAAATGCACCTTGCCACCCCAAAGGTATTCATTGAAGACACTAGTAAGATTGTGAATGCCCATCTGAACAATAGAGTATGGGGAGCAATTCGATACAGAGGTAAGCCACCTCAGTTTTTTGTTCCTAGGTCTGTATCCGGCGAAATGTTTCAACACCTCGATAGACTTGTTAATCAGGCATACGAGATGACAGGTATCTCTCAGTTATCGGCGCAAAGTAAAAAGCCTGTAGGTCTTGAGTCAGGAAGAGCCTTGAGAGAGTTTTCCGATATTGAGTCAGAAAGATTTATGGTTGTCGGTCAGGCTTATGAAGGCGTTTTTATTGAAATGTCTAAGCAGTTGATCAACTTAGTTAAAGAGGCTGCGGCTGATGGCGAAAAGTATGTATCGACTAGCTTCTCTCAGAACTCCGGTGTTGAGAAAATAGATTGGGGCGAAATTCAGCTTGAAGAAGACGAGTATGTAATGAGGATACAGCCTGTTGGATCACTGCCCCAGACTCCCGCAGCGAAGCTTGCAAGTGTTACAGAGATGCACATGAACGGCCTATTCACCACCGAAGAAGCTCACCAGCTCCTTGAGTTCCCTGATTTAGATAGGGCCAATAAGCTTAAGAACTCACACATCGAATTGCTCGATAAGCAAATTGAAAGCATCATTGATAAAAATAAGTATGAGCCACCTGAACAATATCTGAATCTCGAATTGGGAATTCAGCGTTTTCAGCAGGCATACAATTTAGCAAAACTAGAAGGAGTTCCAGAGGAGCGGTTAGAAAAGCTAAGGCGATGGATCGCTAAAGCAGCCGTATTGCTGGAGCCTACGCCACAACCACAACCAGCAGGAATGGGAATGCCTCCTGGCGCAATGCCGCCAGAAGCGGCAGGTGGACTACCTCCGATGGGACCGCCAATGGGACCACCGGGAGCTATGCCGCCTGGACCACCAATGGCTGCGCCTCCGGGTGCTCCGGCAGGACTTCCTCCAATGCCTCCTGGTCCACCAGCAATAGGGTAAAAAATGTCAGAAGCAGCAGAAGCAACAGTAGAAGCAACAGAAGCGGAATCACCGGTAGAGAGTCAAGCGTTTGATTCAGAGCCGGAGGATATGCCTAATTTCAATATTTATAGCGATGAGGCAGAAGTGGAGGCGGTGGCAGAGGAAAATGCCCCGGACCAAGAAAGGCCCAAGGATGCTAAGAAGGAAGCTTGGTCTGCAAAGATTAAGAAAGATCGAGCCCAAAGAAAAAGAGAGATTGAGTTAAAGAGGAGAGAGCAGGAGATTTCTGCGAAAGAGCAGGCAATACTTTCTCAGGACGAACTAAGGAAGCAATTCATTAATGACCCGGAAAAATTTCTACAAGATCAGGGTATTGACCCGATAGACTTTTATTCCGACTGGACTACAAGATTGGCAACAGGCTCCAATAAGCCCGGTGAAGATCTTAGAATTTCAGAAACGGAAAGGGAGCTAAAGGCATTAAGAGAAGAGCTTAAAAAAAGAGACCAGGCTAGGGCTCAAGAAAGAATCGAGGAAAAAAGACAGGTTCAGATAGATAAGTTTTATTCTGAAATTGAGGGCTATATGGGAACAACCGATGCTTCCAATTACCCTCTTACTGTCGAACAATGCAGTGCACAGGACATTGCTCAAGGAATCGCAGCCTACTACCAGCAGACGGGAGTAGAGCTAAGTTTTAAAGAAGCATTTGAAAAAGTAGAATCTGGCTTAAGGGAAAAAGAAAATAATATTTTCAATGACCCTGCCGTTATCGCAAAATTTAAAAAATACCACAACTTAGACGCATCAAATAACAGGGGCAGACGGTCGCAAGTTACATTGTCCAGCAATTTACAAACCCAACCTACTAAGACTCCGGCAGAGGATATGACCGATGACGAGATTCATGAGTTTTGGAAGGGTAAACTATTTACTTAATTTTTTAAGAAAGGAAGATCGCTATGGCGTCTTTTAACTTAACGAACTTCGATGCGGCCATGAAGCACATGTACCCGTATAAGAAGGTCGAAAACATGGTCTACAAGAATAATCCCTTGCTGGCTATGATCCCTAAAGATACAAAATTCCCAGGACGGAATGCTACGTTTGCAGTTGAGTACGGCTTGACTAACGGACGTAGTGCTACGTTTCAAACCGCACAGAATAACCGAAACGGAACGAAGTTATCAGATTTCGTTGTAACCCGTGTTAAAGACTATGCAGTTGTTTCGGTTGATAACGAGACTTTGCTGGCCGCAGACGGGAATGAAGGTTCATTGCTTGATGTTGCAAAAGCTAAGACTGATTCTGCTCTTCATGCCCTGTCTCGTGCGATGGGTCGTGATGTTTACCGAAGCGGTACTGGTGCAATTGGTCAATGTAATGCAAGTACAGCCCCAAGTGGAGATACCTCTTTGGAGCTAGTTTCAGGACATGCGGTTAACTTTGAAGTTGGAATGCGAATCAAAGGAAGTGCTACTGATGGTAGTGCTCTCTATGACGGTGTTCTTGAGGTTACTGCTGTTGATCGGGATAACGATGTTTTAACCGTTTCGGTTAATTCAACCACCGGCATTCCTTCACTAA